ATGATTAATCTCGCGTCAGTTTCTTCAATTCTAGGAATTTTAATACCAATTCTAGTAGCCTATATTAGTACTAGGCATAATTTTAGAAAGCATCCTAGAGAAGAGTTTTCTGGAGATATTGATGCAGCCAAAGAATTCGTTAAAATTTTAAAGTCCAAAGATTCTCAATTAATTAAAGATCGAATTACACAAAAACTGGTGTTAAATAAAAATATTAACTTTATTGAAGCTAGTTTTTTTTATCAATATCTAGACATGGGGTTATGGCTTGAAAGGTATATAAATGTTAGGGAATTTTTAGTTCCTGTTTTTGAAGGAAAGAATATTAAAGAATTTATTGAAAAATACACATGGTTAAAAACCAGTCTCTTCTTATTCTTCTATATTTTATTTGCCTTTCTAGCAATGACCCCATTTTTATTTTTTAAAACTTATTCAGAGCTTTGGAGTCAATCAATTGAAAATAAACAGTTCCTCTTAAATGTTAATTTAGTTCTATGGCCACTGATCTTTGCCTCACTTGCTCTTATATACTTATATAGATGGAATAAAGCATCTGATGCTAGAAATTTTTTAAAAAAATTTAAAGCAGAAAGTTTTCCACTTGAAAAAGGTTAACATGCATAAAACCTAAAATTTTCCTCTATGCTAGATATAATTGATTAACATTAATATATAGCCCCCAAATTATACATCATCTATTAAGCAGCCAAAACAGAGTTTTGATCATTTTCAGCCTTTTTACTATGCCACCAATCAATTATCTCCTGATAGTCAAAATACACGGCGGCCTGCCTAGCCGTTCCTTCTTTGTATTTTCTTGGAAATGTACAATCTTCTTGCATCATTCTATCTAATCTACTTGCTGTAATTGATAAAGCTTTACATACTTCTTTTTTTGTTAATCTTAATTTTTTCATATATTATTCTCCAATTTGTTGTTATAAATACTATCTATATTGATATTGTAATCTTTCATAAACTTAATTCTCATACGGTTAATACTCCCCCTAGAGTAAACAGTTCTTTCTTCCCCATTTTTCAAACTCTGATAAAATCTTCTATCTGCTCTATTAGTTATTTTATCTAGCGCAATTACTCTACTAAAATCTGGTAACTGTAATTTATCTAAATGACGTTTGAAAATTTTATCCAAATTATCTATATCAAACCATTGCCAACCAAATCTTAAATCCCAATCAGCAAGTTGTAGTGGCTTAATCTTCATCTCAGATCGAATCATCATGTCCGCAAGTGCCTTTTGCTCAGATGTCACGATACACTTGTTCTTCCTTGCTTGATCTATCTCTTTGCCCTTGTGGTAAAAACCTAATACCCACCTTTTGGATTTCAGACCAAAGTAAACTCCATTTTGATAAATAGTTTTACTTCTATATGGGTAATACCCATCCTTTTTTATTTGATCTAAATAAGTTAACGCCAAGTTATTATTATCAAAAATAATATCTTGCTTAATATGGACTTGATATATTCTAAATTTCCCTTCTCGAATAACTCCATATTCATCCAATGTTGGCTGAACCAAATTCATTTCTTCAAGTTTCAGAAGCACCTCAATGACTAAATCACAAACACTGTCAGAACCTCCAATATTTTGACCGTTCAACCATTTATAAAAATTACCACTAATTTTTAATTTATTATCTGTAGATTTAACTTGTAATTTATTTTTTCTCTCTGATTCTATACATTTGGGTCGATATGAATATTGTGCTTGTTCATAATCCAAATTTTCATTTAAATATAAAGTCAATCCACTAGATACTTTTTTGGGATCATGGGTTATATCTACAATCACATCCAACCAATCTATTTGAAATCTATTTTTTCTCATTTTTTTCTCCATTTATAGTTTAATTATTTTATTAATATTAAAATTCAAACATAGAAAACCCACAATAAGCTACAGCTTAAAGTGTTTGGCATAAAGATTGATTACCACTATGAATGAAACAATATTATTATAGTTATTTTATTTTCAAAATTTGAACAAATGTATAGTTAATATTAATAACTAGTATTAATTATTACATAGACATCATAAAAAGTCAAGTTTTATGCTATTAACTTGATTAAAAATATTATTAACATTAAAAAAAGAGCTCATTTAAATACAAGCTCCTTTCATCATCTCAATTATTTTAACTTCTTATACTACCAAATTTATAATCACCATAATTAGTTTTAACCTCCACCTCTCTAATATAATTAGGATCACAACCAATAGATAATTTAATTATTCTTCCAAAGGATAAACTAAATGGTATGTTCTTATTTCGATCGTATTTACTTATATGACAATTATTCCCACGGTTAATAATGATATCATATACAGTTACTTGATCAGTTTTTGCTTGAATGACCATATCATATGCGGCTATTTGATAGGCTTGTGTATTGAATTGATTAAGGCTATATGAAATTTCTACAGGTTCTCCTTCTAGAAGTTTTTTTATTGGATTTACACTTCCCTCATCCGTATAGCCATCCTCACTAACAGTATCAACACCACTACCATTCTCTATAGCGGCTCCTTCATCGGCTTTGATACTAGCATCAGCTAAGGCATCAATTATATCTTCAGCAGAAGCAACTGCATCTGCTGCCGCTGATTCTGCTGTCTCTGTCCCTACAGCTTGTGTATTTCTAGATTCACTACATCCTATTAAGAAATACAGTGATAGCGTCATTACGCTGCAATACAATGATTTTTTAATCATATTTTCCCCACCATTAATAGCCATATCTCATTACCTACTCACTTAATTAATCCTTTTTCGACATGAGATTAAATTTAAAAGTTAAGTAATTAACGTAACTAAAGTTTAATAATTTACGTAATTAAAATCAAATATTACGTAACTATTAGTTAAGTTAATTATTTTGAGGAAATGAAAAATGATGATGAAAAAACCTTATTTGCAAACCGTTTGATAAAAGCTATGCAAGCTAAAGGTTATGAAGCTAAAGCTTCTGTTCTGGAAAGAGAGTTCAATTTGAACTATTCTGGTAAACCCATGACACTACACGGGGTTAGAAAATGGCTCATCGGGGAATCTATCCCATCTGGTGACAAATTACTTACGCTTGCTAAATGGCTTGATGTTCCCCCAGAAGAGTTAGCTTTCGAAAGAGATATCCAAAAAGCTATTGCTCAACGTGAAGCTCGCTGGCAACAAGATATAGGGTATAAAGATAAAGAAGTATTTGAAGCATTTACAGCATTGCCTCCTGCTCACAAAAAAATTGTTCGAGATATGATTGTTGCTTTATCAAATAGACCAAAATCAACTTAAATTATTTTTTTATGCATTTCTCATAATTATTTCCTTAAGGTTTCAAAATATTTTATTCTCTCAGGCTATTTTGTTTTTACTAAACTATCGATGTAGTCTGCCCACCACTGCATCATCCCAACACGCTCTTCAAAGTGTGTCCCTTTATCATACGCACCCTTTACTCCCTTTTTCATATGAGCCAAACAAGCTTCAACCACCTGCTCTTTATCACTAAATTGATTGTTCAATGCGGTACTTGCAATATGTCTAAAACCATGTGGATTTTGTCGCCCCTTATAACCCATACGATTTAATGCCATATTAAAGGTATTATCAGATATAGGCTTACTTAGGCTATTACGACCTACAAACAACAACTCAGACTCCGTTCGATATTGTTCTAACTCTTTTAATAATGTGATAGCTTGTTTAGGCAAAGGTACTGCATGAGCAATGTCCCTTTTCATAATTTCAGCAGGCTTAATCCAAATTGCTTTTTCAAAATTAAATTGATCCCAAGTTGCAAAACGCAACTCTACAGGGCGTGGAAATAATAAAGCCATAAGTTCTAAACCAATTGCCAATTCACGTTGATGATGATTACGTATATCTGTAATTAATTGGGGCAATTCATCTATTTCGACAAACTTCATATTACCGCCAACTTTTTTATCCAAATGCTTGGTCATGCCCTCGATTGGATTAAAATTTATTTTTGCTTGGAACTTCGCCCAGTCATAAGCATTACGGCAATAAGAAGTTAACTTCTCAACTTGAGTATGGATATTCAAGCCACGCTGTAGGCCTTGAAAAAAGTCAAACCACTCTTTAGGTGTAATTTCAGTAAAATCTCGCTCACCAAATTTGGGAATGATATGTCGATTAATTGACTTTTTCGCTTTATCAAATGTTTCTTCACCCCAAGATGATTTTTTAGTATCTAGCCATTCATTCATTAAAACATTAAACTTCTTTTGAGCAATCTCTTGTTGCTTATTCTTAACTTGTTTACGTGTTTCTAGAATCTCACCATTTGCTATTTTGATAGATAATTCATTCGCTTTACGCCTTGCTGACGCTCCACTCACACTTGGATATGCACCTAGCCCTTTCCAAGACCACGTCCCTTTTTCATTTTTATATCGGAATTGCCAAGATTTTTTACCAGTTTTTTGTACTAGAAAATATAGTGTTCCCGTATCACGTTCTCTATAATCTTTTTCTTCTGGTTCGAGATTTGCCAAGGCTGTATCTGATAATGGTCTTTTCTTGATCGCTGCTCTTTTCATTAAAAATATGTATCATGAGTTAGATTTATTTACATGATACATTAGATGATACAAATTCAGAAGCGCTATACGTATTCATATAACGTTATACAAAGCAATAAAAAAGCCCTAAATACATAATATTTAGGGCTTTTTTATTTATATATCGTGATACATCGACATATAAATTTAATATCTTGGTAGGTATATCCAGACTCGAACTGGAGACCTCTACGATGTCAAATATTACAATTATCATTTATAAACAACATCTTATATAAAAGTGACACATATTTGTCGTAAATTGTATTTTTTTATTCGACATAAAATTATGTCTCAATAATGAATAAACTTATATTCAATGCTTAGATTTCTTGCATTAAAAAATAGGGGTTACAAAAGTTACAGATTTTGTTTTATATAGTTAAATAATTGTTTATTAATAATAAATCTATAATATATAAAAGTTACATATGGGTTACTTTGAGGTTACATGTAACCATTTTTAGAGGTTACAACTTGTAACCACCTATATACATGATTTATATACACATTTCATTTTTATAAAAGTCGTTGTAACCCCGTGTAACCTCTTCTAGGTTACAATTAATTTTCTATAAATACATACACTTATCATTTAAATTCTTCTGTAACTTCAAGTTGTAACCTTCAAAACACATAGTTTTAGGTTCTAAAATCTTCTTTGGATTTGCTCGAAGATATTTAATTGCATCAGCTTGCATCAAAGCGCATCACACCAATCTTATTTATTAGCTTTAAACCCTTTGGAACATAAGCTTTGAAGTACTTTTCACTGTGCATCAGAAATGCGACATTTAGGAACTGCGCAGGCGGGAGAGGAGACTGCGCTCGCCCCATGACCCCATGACCCCATGACCCCATGACCCCATGCCCCCATGACCCCATGACCCCTTGACCCCATGACCCCTTGAGACTAATATTTAAGGGCAAAAAAAAAAATGCCAAGTTTTAAAAACTGGCATTCTAAAAATCAAATAAATATATATTTTAATTCACTTTTTTGATAAAATATAAGTAACTATGTCTTTGTAATAGATGAAATTAGGTCGTATTCCTTGAACTTGATTACCTCTATACCAAGACGATCATTTATTTGTTTTAATAAGTTTTGATAATAAACAATCTCATTGTAATAAAAGACTCTCGCAGCTTTTTCAATATCACCAAATCCACCTGAGTTTTGCGGTACAACACCCATCAATTGTGGTGGAATTCGGTGGCCTGCAAGCTGATCATCACGACTGGCAATTTTAATATTATAGAATTCATCTTTAGCAGCAACTTCAGCAAGTGGTATAACGTTTAAGCCTTTCTCTTTTCCACCAGGTGTATAAACCAAAAGATTTTTAAAATTGCCTGCACCTTTTGAGTTTTGCAATGATTCCTCTAAATCATCAACATCCTTTTGAGTTTGCATTGCATCCGTGATGTGCAAAATGAAGCCTGCATGCGCCCCATTTTTGTAATAACGTCTTCTGAATAAGGTCGCAGCTTCGTTCAATAATATTGCATTGATGCTGCTTAAATAATTGGGTACGCCATAAATCTCTTGCATGATGTCAGCATCTGCGACGTGGATAATTTCTTCAGGCTCAAAAACATGCTGCTTATTTTGAAATCCATCCAACTGATAAAAGTGAGACAGATCCGTTCCTTTTCTCATATTCACTGAAGGACGAGAAGTGAGTTTAAGAACGCCTCTGAATCGGTTGTATTGGATATGGGTATAACAATTGGCAAAGGTTATTAAATTCAATGCCAGTGAATTAAATTCATGGCGACTTAAAAGTGGATGTGGAATAAAGTCACCTGAAAGAATATTTCGTTTGATCACGATTGCACTGGTATGGTGACTTGTACCTCGATAGAGTTTTGCTGTTGCAGCAATATCGAAGGGTAATTCATACCAGTCTTGCCATTGAGGGCAATACCCATATTCAAACAAGGCATGGCCATCTAATACAGGTTCAGGATCTCCAAAGCTGCTCATTACCATTTTGGTTTTAGGCTGATCATTCATTGCAGCTGCTTCAGTCGTTTGAGCTGAAAAATAATCCATCCGTGGCAAAACGGTTGAAATTAATCTATCCAATATTTTCATGAATTAAATACCCTGATTCGGCTTTGACGTGCGCCAAGTTGAGATGGATCTGCAACATGAATAATTGGTGCTTTTTCCAATCCGTTCATAATTGCCCAAGCTAAATCCCCGTGTCCTGTTTCTGCGCTGCGAGTTGTGACCAGAGTTTTATTCCCTCCGCCACCCGTTAAGGCCTTTTTGATAGACAGGAATGATTTAGCAACGATTTGCAAGCCTGCATCGAAATGCAGTCTACGTTTTTGAAATAACTCTTTGACTCGAAGCCCCATTCTGATTTTGAGTTCAGGTGTGTAGTTCAAGCGTGTAAGTTGAGGGAAGAACAGTTCAACGTGTTCAGCTACAGCCAAACCGTTGCCTGTGTTATCGATACCGATGAAAGTGACGTTGTAGCGTCCACAAACCTTTTTGATATACAAAGCTTGTTCACTGGCTTTCATACCATTGAATTGTTTGATTTCTAATATTCGGTATGGCTCAAGTGGTGTTTGTGGGGGTGCAATTACGGCAAGGGCAGCATTATCGCCACTGAAAGATGGATCATAACCTAACCAAACTTCGCCTGCATAACGTGGATTTTGATTTGGGAAAAAGTCTTTCCAAACCTCCCAACTGTCGACCATGTTTGGGATGATTTCTTTAAGTGGAAAATAAGATCCTGAATCGTCAATAAACTCACAATCAAACAGATTGGCAAACTCTTCATCACCATATTCGGCAAGCAGATCCTCACGATCAAATAAATCACAACCTTTTTCTTCAGCATCGGTCAGCGTTACGATTTGCCGTGTTTTTCGGTCAACACATTTCACGGGCGTTTTTAGTGCGATCTTACTGACATCGATTTCAATTGGAAGCTTGCGTTTACTGTCCTTGCCTGTCCAAAAGGTATAGGCTTCATGCAAAATACTGGATGGCGTAGACATATAAATTTGCTTATACATCTTTTGAGATGCCATTGCTGAAGCGACTTTTTTGAATTGTAAAAACTTACGAATCCAAAAGAACTCATCCATGATGACATCGCCATGTCGACCTTGAGCTGTGAGTGCATTCGTTCCCAAGTAATAAACGGTTGCTTGGCCATTCGGTCCGTTGATCACAATCGGATCGCCAGTGAGATCCAATCCAATCACATCCAAAACAAAGGCTTTGATGTACTCAATAAATTGATATGCCTGCGCTTTGGATGCCGACATAAAAATTTTATTTTTTCCAGTTTTTAATAAATCGATCAAAGCCCAAAGTGCAAAAATATAAGTTGCACCGATCTGACGTGATTTTAATAAGATAAAAATACGTGACCAGGATATCGCATCCATCCATTCTTCTTGATAGACATATAAGAATTCGTTGAATGCCTCTTCCAGTTTTTCTAAGTCCTCGAGCGTGATTTGGTTCTTCAGCTTTTTCTTTTTAGGTGCAGCATTTCGATTCTCAAGATTAGGATTGAGATCGGTTTGTTTACCTGTTTCAAGAAATTTTTGAATTTTTGCCCATCGCTCAAACTGACGTGCGATTGCATCCATTTCTTTGTAATTCGCATTACTTTTATTTTCCATAAAAGTCAGGGTCATATAGCGAATTTTTAAAGCTGTTGTCACCTCATCAAAGACATCCTCTTTTGCCCACTGATCTCGTTGTTTCCAACTTTCTACAGTCGAGCGATTTTCCCCAACATGCTTGGCGATTTCGGAAACTGACATCCCCATAGAGAACAAGATTCGCCCCTGCTGTCTTGGGTTCATGTGATCGAGGAAGGTTGGTGTCGTTGTATTCATGTGCCTAATGTTGCTTTAAGCACAAAAAATCTTTGAGTGATGTTTTCCTGATTAACGCTTAATCAGGATAGGTCAGATTGCACCCATGCCTTGCTCCAAAGCAGACTTCAATCATCGAAAAAATGTTATGTGGAAAAACTAATGGAGCTACCAGGAGAAGGACGTGTAATCAAACGCTTTCGTGTTGCCCGTGAAGGGCAAACCGTTGATGGGCGTGAATTAACACGCCAAGAAATTCAAGAAATGGCCGAAACATACAAACCTGAACATTATGCAGGTCGTATCAACGTAGAACACTGGAATGGTTTTTCACCTGAGCCACCATTCAATGCCTATGGCGATATTTTAAAAGTTGAAGCTGTTGAAGAGAATGGATTGCTGTGTTTGTACAACACTCTTTCGGCTTTACCAAACTTCATAGCGATGAATAAAAAAGGGCAAAAAATTTACCCTTCAATTGAGTTTTATCGCAACTTTGCAGGCACAGGCAAAGCCTATCAAGTCGGTCTCGGCATGACTGATACACCAAACTCATTGGGTACTCAGGCCATTAAATTTTCTACTAATCCGCATTCTCTCAGTACCCACCCTGATTCGGAGATATTTATCACCATGTCTGAACAAAATCAAAATGAAGGTAAAAGCCTCATTGAACAACTCAAAGAGGCTTTTACGCCTACACCCAAGCCCAAAGAACAATTTAGCGATGAGCTTGCTTCTCAATTAACGCAAGGGGTTGTTCAATGCTTGAATGGATTGAAAACCTTAACTCAGGAAGTGAATGGTTTAAAACAAACTTTAAGCGCACCGGCTGCAGCTGTTCCAAATCAACAAACAGCCACTGTGAGTCAAACTCCGCCTGCTGAAGCTCCACAAACACCTCCTGCAGCTGCGCCTAAACAGCAATCAACACAAAATCCCCCTGCTGCACCAGGTGCAAATCTTGAAAGCACTTTGCAGCAGCTTGCTCAAGGTCTTACTGGTTTACAAAACCAACTCAATACCATGAGTACCACACCAATGAATCCACCTCCTGCAAGTACAGGCGGTGCAGCGAATACAGTCGATTATTAAGGAATTAAATAATTATGTCAGTCGTTCTACAACCTCAAGCACGTCAGTTATTTAATTCATATAAAGCTGATGTCGCTCGCGCAAATGGTGTTGAAAGTACACGGGAAACTTTTGCTGTATTACCTGTACCAACACAAAAAATCATCCAAGCCTATCAACAACAAGCCGACTTTTTAAAGTTGATTAATATGTTCCCTGTTGATAATGCCAAAGGTGAAAAAATTGCTTTAAGCATTGGTACAACTATCGCAGGCAATACCAATACGAACGTTCAACAACGTCAACCGACGCCAGTGGGTGATTTGGATTTACTGGATGAGTACGACTGTACTCAAACCAACTATGACGTTGCGATGAAATGGATCTTACTTAACGCTTGGCGTCACCATCCTGACTTTAAAAAGAAACTTCAGGAAATGGTGGTTCGTGCCGTGGCATTGGACAAATTATGCATGGGTTGGAATGGTCTATTCCGAGCTGCTACCAGTGACCGTGTTGCAAATCCATTACTACAAGATGTGAAAAAAGGTTGGTTGCAAAAAATTCGTGATAATGCACCTGAGCAGCATTACGAAGGGATTGATGTCGGTGGTGGTACTTTAAAAACCCAAATTGGTGCAGGCCAAGAGTTCAAAACTGTTGATGGTTTAGTTGAATATGCAATTGAAGAATATATTGCAGAACAACATCGTGAGAGCGGATTGGTTGCGATTTGTGGTCGTGGCATTTTAAGCGATAAATATTTACCGCTGTTAAATACCATTCAAGATCCAACAGAACAATTGGCAGCTCGCACGATTTACGCCAATAAGCAGCTTGGAACTTTGCCTGCGATGTACGTACCAAAATTCCCTGCTAAAACCATCCTCCTCACTACACCTGACAACCTTTCGATCTATATGCAAAACGGTACATTCAACCGTTCGATCGTTGATGAGCCTCAATGGGATCGTGCTGTCGATTATCAATCAGTCAACGAAGACTTTGTGGTCGAAGACTATACCAAAGCCGTTTTAATCGAAAATATTGAACTGGTGTAATTATGAAAATGAATTCAATGCGCCAACATCGTGAAAAGATGTTGGCTGAAAAAGCACTCAAGAAACAGCAAAGCCTTGATCCACGTAAAAGGCAAAATACGGCTGTGAATCTCACTGATCACGCTGAAACCATTGTTCAAGCTGCTGAAGCATTAGCTGGCGTTCCCAATGTTGAACTGCGTATGTTCAATCATTTAAATATCTTAAGTGGACTAAAATCCATTCAAGAACGTATCGAAAAAAAAGCAGAATGGCTGCCTGAGTATTTAGGTTATATCGAAGGTTGCCTTGCTGTTTCTCCTGCTCCTCAAAATACAACCTTAGTTCATTTAATGATTTGGGCATGTGATGCCAATGATTTTGAACTGGCTGTTCGTATTGCAGAATATGTTGTTTTAAATGACATGGTGATGCCTGAAGGTTACACACGGACAACGGCTGAATTCGTCACTGAACAATGCGCTGAAGTCTTTATCGATGATATGGATCTTGCGATCGCTAATGCATCTTTAATTGAACGCATCATTAGCCTTGGTGAAGGTGAACAAATTGTCGATGAAGTCCGAGCAAAAATCTATCGTGCTTTAGGTGATGCATTGAACCAAGCACAACCAATGGAGGCTGTGACAGCCTATAAGAATGCGCTTCGATACAATCCAAAAGCAGGCTGTAAAAAAGATTTAGATCAGCTTGAAAAACGATTGCGTCTAACTGCAAACGAGTCGTCTCCCGACGCCACTGTCGGCTCGCAGGCAGTTCCAACGGCTAATCAAAATGCCGATGGGGCTGATCCTGCGTCCACCGACGCTAAAGCGAAGGAGTAATCCATGCTTATAAACGCACCTGTCACCGATGCTGAAGTTGAAAATCCAATTGCTGAGTATCCAAATATCAGCATCAATGACTTGCTCGCTCAGGTGCGTTTAGATCAATCCAAGGGCGAGTTAAGACTGACTGAAAAAATCATGTTCGCAATGGATACCATCAATCGTGATATTGATTTTATGGAAATCAAATCTGATGAGCAGATCCGCAAATACAAACGGGCTGTGAGCTACGAAGCTGCAGCTCTCATTTGTGAGGATAATCTTGATTTTGATACCACGACCACAGGACAAGTCAGAGGCGAAAATCAGCAAGTTAAAGCCGATTCTTTACGAAGAGTGGTTCAACATACAATCGCTGATCTAACCAATCGCCCACGCAATCGGATACGGCTTGTATGAGTATGAAGTCAGTTAATGCGATTCAAGGCGATACATTGGAAGCCATAGCCTATCGCTACTATGGTTTAAGTGCTGTCGATATGCTCCCTGCCTTGATTGAAGCCAACTCAACGATTGAACAAATTTTTTTAGATGAACATCAATCAATACAACTACCAGAATTAACCAAAGCTTCAGCACCTCAAACACTCAAGCTTTGGGATTAAGGGGATGGGCATGAATGACCCGATCAGTATCAAAGGATTACCGTGGTTCTTAAAGATTATCGCTGCCGTGATAGGTGCTGTATTTGCACTGACGCTCAGCGGTGATATTGACACGGAAGGACGCATTAAAATCACGATTGGCGTGATTATCAAGTTCGCATTTAGCATAGCAGTGAGTCTTTATGGTGGGGCTGCTTATATTGAATATTTCAATTTAAGCCATTACTCGCATGTCGCTCAAGGCTCTGTCATGTTGGTTTTTGCCGTGTTTGGCTTGCTCATCATTGGCATCATTTATCAGTCCATGCGGTTATTGGATAACAAGAAACCAAGTGAACTAATTGCCGAAATTAAAGCTGCATTCGCTGCAATGTTTAAGTAGGTGAAACCATGAGTAAACTCACTTTTGAAGTAGCTTTTGATCGGCTCATCGGTCACGAAGGTAATTTTACCGATGATAAAAATGATCGTGGAAACTGGACAACTGGAATTATCGGCAAAGGTATTTTAAAAGGTACGAAATTCGGTATTTCAGCCATGACCTATCCTGACCTCGATATTAAAAATCTGACGCTAGAAAAGGCAAAAGAAATTTATAAGCGTGATTGGTGGGATGCACTTAACGCAAATAAAATTGACTCGGCTATCGTTTTTCAGGTTTGGGATTTTGCTATTAATGCAGGCATGGCAACTGCCAAACGTAAGCTACAAAGCTCGGTTAATGTTGCAGACGATGGAATCATCGGACCAATCACATTAGATGCCATAAATAAATCAGATTTAAATGATGTATTAATGAATTTTAATTCTGAGCGTTTAGTTTATTACACCAAGCTTTCAACTTGGCCACGTTATGGAAAAGGGTGGACAGTCCGTGTTGCAGGTCAATTGAAATATGCTGCAATGGATAATTAGCCATGAAAGCCCTGATACCACTCAAGCAATTTTTAAGTGAACGATTAACCATGATGACAGCAGATAAATGTCATTTGCTGATCGTTAACGGCTCATTTAAAGAGGGATATTTGGAATATACAGCTCGACTGCTCATCCTTGACTATCGAGCAGATCCAGTCGAAGTGCTTATTGTTTTAAGGGAGTGGCTTAAAACCAATAATCGACACTTAGATGTGTTGGGAAAAGATATTCAAATTTCGTTTAGTTCTGAAGTGATTGATATCGAAACATTCGATCTTGAAATTGATTTTCCGCAGCGAGACAAAGTTGTTGCAGATGACAGTAGCTATCATATTTGCCCTACGTTGGTTTGGGATGATACGAGAGGCGGATTTTATCCTGCAGGTACATAAAGTATGGATGCAATCAACGGCTTAAACCATTGGCTTGATCAAGTGACTTTGTTGCTAGAACCGACTCAACGTCGAGAGCTTATGCGACGTTTGGCACAGGGTTTAAGAGTTCGCTTTCGTGATCGTATCAAGCAGCAACGAGATCCAAACGGCCATCGGTTTATTCCACGAAAACGGGATCAAATCGGAAATATAAAACGTCAAGGCACGATGTTTAAAAGCCTCGGCAAACAGTTAAAAATAGATTATTCAGAAAATCATGCTGCGGTTGGGTTTGGTGGACGAACTGGTTTTGTGGCTTCGGTGCACCAGGAGGGAAAATCGGTTCGACCTAGTAAATATGCTAAACCTACTCGTTATCCAATTCGAGAAATAGTCGGCTTTAGCAAAGATGATCAGGAATGGATTAAATCAGAAATTAAAAAGTTTTTAACACTATGATTGAACTCAGATGTAATTGCGGAAGGTTACTCGCAAGAATCGAAAAAATTACGGTAAAAATTGAAATCAAATGCCCACGCTGTCGTGTGGTAAACCATTGGAACGTCTAGAACGTCGGGTCAGATAGCCTTGAGCTACCAATGGAGCAAACAATGCGCCTTAAAAACTCGAACCAGGATAATTCTCAGGATTTATCAAAACCAACTTACAATGCTTCAGGCCGTTCATTTTCAGGATGGCTCGGTGGTAAATCACAACTTGCACGAACAATCATTGAAATGATGCCTGAGCATGCTCACTATTGTGAAGTCTTTGGGGGTGCAGGTTGGGTGTTATTCAAAAAAACGCCTTCCAAATTTGAAACCATAAACGACATCAATGGCGATCTGATTAATCTCTATCGGGTGTTTAAATACCATTTTGATGCATTGCTTCAGGAGTTTGAAACGCAGCTGATCAGTCGTGATGAATTTGAACGATTAAAAGTAATCCCATCACATACCTTGACTGACATCCAACGAGCAGCTCGCTTTTATTATTTATTACGGACATGCTTTGGTGCAAAAATTTCAGATCCTAATTTTTTTAGTCATGTTGAACGACCACGACATTTAAAATTAGGTGATGAATTACGCCAAGTCTTAACGACCATTCATGAACGATTGCAAAAAGTCACCATCGAAAATCGAAACTTCGATGTGTTGATCAATAAAATGGATCGTCCTGACACCTTATTCTATTTAGATCCACCCTATTACAACTGTGAAAATTATTACGGAAAGGATATTTTCAGTCGTGATGACTTCGTAAAACTTCGAGATATTTTAAAAAATATCAAAGGCAAATTTATTCTAAGTTTGAATGATGTACCTGAAGTTCGAGAGCTGTTTAGCGAATTTAATTTACATAGTAAAAAAATTCGATGGTCATTAAATTGTGAATCTACAGATGAAAATAATGGTAAGGAATTAATCATTACCAACTTTGAACTTCCTGAATAACCTTTAATCAGGATTAGCCAAATAGCAAGCCATACGCAAAAAGCCCATGATTCAAACATCATGGGCTTTTTGGTTTCAACATGGGTAATTTAAACAGGCAATTTCAGAACATAGCAGCGATTGGCACAGTCATTGCCGTGGATGCTGCTGCTTGGAAATTACGCCTAAAAATTGATGATAATGAAACCGACTGGATTCCCATTCCAACTATAGCTGCAGGCGTAGTTAAGGTTTGGCGTTGCCCATCCATAGGTGAACAGTTTTCTGTGACAGCACAAGGCGGTGAGCTGACTAGTGCAGTACCACAAATCAGCCTTTTTTCTGAAGCCAATCCCCCACCGACCGACAATCCTGATGAAGTATTTATTCAGCTTGGTGAGCATAGCATTGTGGTCAACGTTGCGACTGGTGAAGCCAATTTCAAACTGAGTAAATGTGTTTTTGATGTGCCTGAAACAATTTTCAAAGGCAAAGTCCACGCTGATGAAGAAATCACATCTGACATCGATGTCATAGCCTCAGATGTCAGCCTTGTTGAACATCCTCACGGTGGTGTCATGAGTGGACCAAGTCAAACCAGTCCTGCAATACCTACAGAGGGCGTTTAATGAAAGGCATGTCGAGAATTACAGGCTATTCGATCACAGATGATGAAAGCCAAGATTACGCCCATCTAAAACAATCGATTCATGACATTTTAAGCACTTTGATTGGTACTCGCCTTTGTCGACGTTCTTACGGCTCTTTAGTACCTGAACTGATTGATCAGCCTTGTAACGAGTTCACTCAAGTCAAACTCATGTCCGCTGCGGCTACTGCCCTGATCCGTTTTGAGCCAAGAATCATGGTGAGTCAAATCCGAGTCAATCAATCTGCTGAAACACCAGGTAAATGGGATTTTTTGATTTTAGGTAATCAAATCACGGCATCTGGACAAGAAACTTTTAACGAAAACTTTTTGATTGGAGCAGCTGCATGACCACGACCCGTATTGATTTATCAGCTCTCCCCTTTCCAAATGTTTTAGAAACATTGGACTATGAAGCCGAGTTAGCAGCATGCAAAGCGGATCTCATTTCAAGAGATCCTGATCTTGCACCGGTTCTAAATTATGAAAGCGAACCCTTAGTCAAACTGCTTCAAACTTTTGCCTATCGTCAATTCTTAAAAACAGGAATGATCAACGAAAAAGCCAAAGCTTTAATGCTTGCCTATGCCAAAGGTGCAGATCTCGACCACTTAGCAGCGAATCGTGGCGTTTATCGCAAAACTATTACTGAAGCCAATCCAAATGTCATCCCACCCACCGCAGCAGTAATGGAGTTAGATGAGGATCTCAGACGACGAGTCCAACTCGAACCCGAATCCATGTCCGCAGGCTCAGAAGGTTGCTATCAATTTTGGGGATTATCAGCACATGGCCATGTCAAAGATATTTCTGTGACCACACCGAACTCAGGCTTTGTCGATATTTGGGTACAAAGTCACATTGATGATGTTGCACCAACATCACTTTTAAACATTGTCGATCAAACACTCACACCAAGTACAAGACGACCTTTAACAGATAAGGTCACAGTCAAAGCAGCCACGCCGATTGAATGGACATTAAACGCTTCATTGGTTTTATTCCCTGGTCCTGATGCTGAAGTTGTCAAAGAAGCTGCAGAAACGGCTTTAGCGGAATATATCAACATCACCAACTCATTAGGCTATGACGTAACTCGCAGCGGATTATTCAGAGCATTGCACCAGGGCGGAGTTCAAAACGTAATTATCCTCGAACCATTGAACGACATCGTTATTCAAAAGAATAACTATGCAAAAAATGTTGGGATCAATATCACCGTTACGGAGTTCAGAGATGTCTAGCTTGCTCCCTCCTAACGCTACAGCTCTCGAAAAAAATGTGGAGCAACTTGGTCAGCGTACAACTCAATTGCCTGTTCCGTTTGTTGAGCTGAACAGAATTGATCAATGCCCTATGCCGTTTCTCGCTTGGTTAGCTTGGGATCATCGAGTGGAGTACTGGCGATCAGATTGGAGCCAAGCTGAAAAACGTCAAGCAATTTCAGAAAGTAAGACTTTCAATGCCCAACGTGGCACACGTTCATCGATGGAAAGTTTGATCAGCAAGTTTGCAACAAATTTTCAGCTCAAGGCATGGCATGAGTTTAATCCCCCTCAAGCCCCTTTCACATTTGTCGTGATTATTAACGAACTCACTGTCTCTATTGATCAACTTTTACAGATCCAAACTGCAGTAGAAGCAACCAAGTCTGCTCGGGATGATTTTTCAATTTCCGCAAAAGTTGTAAGCAGTGGCCAATTCCAAATGACAGGTGCAAGCCATTCAGGTGAAACCGTTTATTTAAGTACGCTTTAGGATAAAACATGACTGCAAAATATTATGTAACCCTCACCGATTTCGGTGCAACGCTTGTTGCTCAGGCTCATGATGTGGCTTCAATCACTTTGTCTCAGATGGTCATTGGTGATGCAAATGGGATTCCCTATGATCCTATCGATCAAAAAAGTCGTACCGCATTAGTCAATCAAAGAGCCTCTGTTCCAGTTCAATCCGTTGTGATCAATGGTGCGGTGACAACCGTTACAGCAACCATCCCTGCCAATATCGGTGGCTTTAATTTGCATGAAATTGGATTAAAAGATAACACTGGCCAACTGATTTATATTGGTAATTATCACGGGGGCTATAAGCCTGTCATTGCTGAAGGCGCAGGCGGTGAACTGATCATCGTGATCGACATTACAGCCGAATCAGGAAAAGAGGCTTTAATCGAAATCGATCCGAATGTAGTGACAGCAAATAAGGATTGGGTGGTAAATAAAATCAATGAATTGTCACAATCACTAAATGAATTAATTACGACCTTACAGGGTGATAAGTACGACAAGACTGGTGGCAATATTTCAGGTGATGCAACTGTTCTCGGTACGCTGACCACAAACAATTTAATGCTAGGGACATTTTCAGCCACGCCCAACGGTTTTACACGATTACCGAATAATTTGATTTTACAGTGGGGCAAAGTGAATGATGACTTTGCTACATATGATTTTCCTACACCCTTTCCGAATGCCTGCTTTTCATTAGTGGCACAACAAGCCACTGGCGGTGGATCAAGTAAAGTTTATGTGGAAATTGTGAGTAATTCACAATTCATGGTCTATGAAGGCAGCGGTCCTACTGGTGGAACTGACTTTTATTGGTTTGCAATTGGGAATTAAGCTTATGAATATTCCGAATATCAATAGCGGTGACAGCTTTTCCTTTGTTGCAATATTTAAAACTAAAAATAATCGAGAACCGATTGAGATCACATCCGATATGTTGATCTCTTCAAAAATCGTCAATCAAAAAGGTGAACTGATTGCAACTTGCCAAGCCACTATTTATCCCGATCAGGTAATCAATAAAGGCTGCATTCTTTTTGAAGTTGATAAATCTGTTACTCAAACTTGGAAAAAAGGATCGGCAACTTTAGATATTAAATTGACGATTAATGACAAAGTTAAAACGTCAGGAAAGTTCAAATTCACGATCAATCAAGGGATTTCATAATGTTGAATGAAGAAGTCTATATCGAAATTCATTGGTCTAATAATCCTATTCCAATCGATGAAATTGTGGATAGTTCAAATTTAATTTTTGAGATCCCATTCGGTGTTTTCACCCCCTATCCTGTTTCACCTGTCAATTCCGTCCAAGGCAAAATTGGTGACATCCAATTAACTGCTGCTGAAGTAAATGCTGATGAATCAGGAACAGCACAAAATCTGTTTGAAGCCTTAGACGAGCAGAAGCTCAATAAAATTGATTATGTACAGCACTTTCGTGGTTTGTATGACAGCTTTGCGGATCTGATTGCAGCAATTCCTATTGGAACAGATGGCGACTACGCTCAAATCAAAGAATCGCAAAATTTTGGGCGACTCGAAGCCATTTGGAGTGGCTCAAGTATTGGTTGGAGTATTACTGGAGCAAATGCTTCTTCAACCACAGACACCGTTGCTGAAGGAAATAATAATCTTTACTTTAAAGCCGAGCGTGTACTTCAAACACCGATGACAGGCTTGCCTGTTGTTGCCCCCTCAAAAGTACTTCCGACCGATGAGTTACTCACTGCAGTCGCTAAACTACAGGCACAATTAAACCCTGTATGGGTTGATATTTCTACTCTCAGTGGTTTTTGGGCAAATCCGAAAGTTTCATTGGCTACATCTAAAATCGAAATCACTAAGATGTTTGGAATGCTATGGATAAGAGGCTATTTATCAACGACAGGCTCGGTCAACCTTGACTCAGTTCTTATTGAACATACTGATAATAATTATGTGGCAGATTATTCTTACTGGGGCAGTACCCTACAATTTAACTATGAAAGAATCCTTAAAAGAATTCTGACACATCCTCAAATTGGTGAGCCACAAATAACTGTAAATCAAGTTTATAGTGTATCGTTGGCAAGAACTTATCTTAGATTAAAAGTGGCGACTTCATTTGATTCATTTGGCTCAGCCTATATGATTTTAGAGCCTGTTTGCATTGGTAAAGCTTTAATTCCTTAGCTATATCCTGATTAGCATTTAATCAGGATTCAAGCATTCGCAATCACATCCTTCACCCATCATTATTTCCAAAAGCCGACCTACTTTTGGAGTTTATATATGGCTCAATTTCATCATGGAATTTCAGGCCGTGAAGTTCAAGATGGCATCATCCCTATGCGTGATGCTCAAACCAATGTCATTGCAATGGTTTCATTTTCAAGCGATGCTGATCAAATCGTTTTCCCTGAGAACGTTCCTGTTTTAGTGACTTCAATCAATCGAGTTTTACCAAGCGCAGGCACTCAAGGAAATTTACGTCGAAATTTAGAAATCATTTCAAAAATCACGAACCCCACTTTGATTGTGATCCGAATTCCTGATCCATACGCAGGCGAAGGCTTTGATGCAAGTGCCGTGATTGGTACGACCGCTCCTGATGGATTACGTTCAGGACTACAGGCACTTTTAACCGCAAAGTCTCTACTTGGTTTGACACCGAAAATTATTATTGCGCCTGATGTTGAGACTCCTGATGTGGTGCAATCCTTAATTTCAATTTGCCAAAAACTCCGTGCTTATTCGTACATTACCCCTCGTGATATTAATTGTGTGACATTGGCCACTGCTGAAGAAGTTGTTGCGTACCGAGATACTCTAGCGAGCCGTGAAATCGAAATCATTTGGCCTGAATGGACGAGTGGCAATGTGTTTTTAGGGGCTGACTTGGGGGAGTGATACCCCCTCCAACAATTAGTTGCGAGGGGGCTACAACTGTCATTAGCTTAAATGGAGTTTCGGGTACATGGGATTTCTTTATTGATGCATTTGATGAACCAGTTATCACTGGAACAGCCAGTGATTTTGTTTCACAAATTGGTGGAATTTTCCCAACTATCCAATCGGACTATGATGGTTTCTTTTTTATAAGCAACAAGGGATCTCAACCTCACCGTATTAAAATGATCCCTATTAGTGGAACATACAATGGAGCTGAAAATAATCCAACATTCATCGAGCATGAGGATGGTTCGCTTACGTTCTGTTTAGCGCCTTTCCCTGACAGATTATTTGAATATGCTGAAGTAGATATTGAAAACTCTCAAATAAAATTCTCATTTTCTGGTTCAAATATAGGAACAATAGATATAACAGACCCAAGTGGTACTGTGACGCAATATACGCCAATAGCTAATCAGAATTTAGTTTTGGATTATGTTGAAGGTTTCTATACTTTCCACTCTGATGGAGGGTTTAAAGGATTTAATTTTGATGGAAGTACTTACAATATTGGTGATATTCACTACAGGGCTTCTGATTATGATGGAGTAATGTACCAACCTGTTATTAATAGCGTTACAAGAGACAATAACAATATTGTCACAATTACAGGTACAGCTACAACTTCAACTGTTGTGGGGCTTATATCAGATATAAGTAACGATGACCCTATCGCTTATGAAAAAGTTTTAGATGGTGAAACTGATTTTACTTTTGTATTAGAACTACCGCCTAATTTTAGTGGTTATATACGTTGTCTATTAGGTAATCAAAGTTCACCTGGTGCAACATTCACAATCTAAAGTCTTAAATTAAGCCACCTTCAGGTGGCTTTTTTATTTCAGCAAATCCTGAATAGCTTTTAATCAGGATTGTACAAATAGCAGCAAGTGAAGATTCACCGCATGATTGATCCATCAACCTTTTGTTTGAGATCAATATGCCTGAACTTATTTATGGAGAAGGTGTTTTCACAGCAGTAGTCGCAGCAGCAGCATTACGAGCTGAAACCGATGAAAAAGTCGGTTGGCACAAATCCTTATCCAATATTCCTGTGACTGGTCCGACTGGCATCAGTCAACCAATTACTTGGGATCTTGAAGATCCTGATACCGATGCAGGTTATTTAAATAGCCATGACATTACAACCATGATTCAGCACCAGGGCTTTCGTTTTTGGGGCAACCGCAATTGCTCTGATGATCCTCGCTTTAGTTTTGAAGTCGCAACACGGACAGCTCAGTTCATTTTAGACACCATCTTAAATGGCTGTTTTCCGTTTATTGACGAACCACTTACCCCTTACTTAGCAAAAGACATCATCGACTCAATCAATGCTGAATTAAAAGAGCATGTAACCGCACGTCGTTTGCTTGGTGCTTCTGTTTGGTATGACCCTGCGGAAAACTCAATCCAAGGCCTGCAACAAGGTCAGTTATGGGTCGATTACGACTATACGCCTGTTCCAACACTCGAAAACTTGGGCTTAAACCAACGCATTACTGATCGCTATTTAGTTGATTTCAGCAAATTGCTTGGTGGTGGCACAGCAACGACCTAAGGAGTAATCAATGCTTCCACGCACTCTTAAAAACTTTAATACCTTTGTCGACATGCATAGTTGGGCAGGCGTAGCTGAATCAATCACAATTCCAAAAATCACCAAGAAAACTGATGACTATCGTGGCGCAGGCATGATTGGTGATGTTGCGCTCGTATTGGGCTATGAAAAGCTTGAAGGCGAAGTCGTTTATGCAGGCTTTGACGTTAAGCAATATCGTCAGTTAGGTGTTTGCGGTACGTCAGATTTACCTGTCCGATACGTCGGTGTTTATGAACGTCAGGACAATTGCACCACTCAAAATGTAGAAATCTATATGCGTGGCCAAGCGATCGAACTTGATCCTGGTGAATCCAAAAATGGCGAGCGTACCGAAATCAAGATGTCTTACAACTATACCTACTACCGCATGGAAGTTGATGGCGTAGTTCAAGTTGAACTTGATCTGATCAATGGTATTGAAAAATTTGGCGACTCAGATGTTGCCGAAGCAATCCGTGAATTACTTGGCCTATAAGGTCGAGTAATTCCCCCTCCCCTTTAATTGAACCAGGATAAATTCATGACCACTGCAGAACAAAACAAAACTGCTGATCAAAGCCTCAATTCTGAAGCGATTGCCGATCCAAATATCAAAACCATTCAATTTGATTATGGCTTTAAACGTGGTGAATCTACGATCAAAGAAGTCACCATCCGCAAACCCAAAACTGGTGCTTTGCGTGGTTTAACTTTGTCTGATCTTTTACAACTGGACGTGAATGCGATCGCAACACTGACACCCCGTATTACCAGTCCAACGATGTCAACAAATGATGTGTATGACCTTGATCCAAGCGACTTAACCAAAATCGGCAAAGAGATCATAAGTTTTTTCGTGAAAACAACGGACGAAGACTTCCAGTAAGTATTGATGAAGTCATTGCGGATCTTGCTGTCGTTTTTCACTGGACACCAAACGATTGTAGTGACTACTCAATTGAAGAATTGATTGATTGGCATGAACGTGCCCGAAAGCGATGGGAAACAGAAAGTAAATGACTGACATTACGTTAAAGGCAATGCTTGAACTGGTGGACAAGGCAACTGCTCCGCTGAAGGAAATTTATGGCTCAAGCACCCAAACCAGTAAAGCATTGCAGGCACAACGTGAAGAACTCAAAAAGCTTTCAAAATCACAATCAAATATCAGTTCGTTTCGTCAACTCAGTGGCGCATTAAAACAAACTAAAGCTAACTTGGAGGATGCACAATCCTCCGCAGCTCGTTTAGCACTTGAGTATTCAAAGACTGAAAAGCCAACACGTTCGATGACCAAACAATTTGAACTTGCGAGGCAGAAAGTCAAACAGTTAAAACAAGCTGAACAAGAACAAAACGTCCAACTTTCCTTGTTACGATCAGGACTAAGCAAAGCAGGCATCAACACCAAAAGTCTGGCCAATGAAGAAAAGGCGCTCAAATCCAAAATTGATGCGTCCACTCAAGCTTTACGAAAGAAACAGCTTCAAGTCGATAAACAGATCGCTAGTGAAAAACGTTTGATCGAAATCACCAAGAAACATAAAAAAACGCAAGAACTCATGGGCAATATGACCAGTTCAGGGCTTGGTGCAGGAGCAGCTGCTGCAACTGGTGGCGCAGCAATGATTGTACCGATCAAATTATCCATTGATTTTGAATCAGCGATGGCTGATGTGAAAAAGGTCATTGATTTTGATACCCCTCAGCAATTCAAGCAAATGAATGATGACATCATTTCCCTGAGTAAACGTTTACCAATGACAGCAAACGAGATCGCTCAGATCGTTGCGCTTGGTGGGCAGTCAGGTATTAAAAAGAGTGAATTGCTAGTCTTTGCTGAAGACGCTGTAAAAATGGGTGTGGCTTTCGACATCACCGCTGAAGAATCAGGTCAAGCAATGGCCGAAATGCGCACAGCCTTCAAGATGTCACAGAATGAAGTCACAGCCCTATCAGACAAGATTAATTACTTGGGCAACAACTCCCCTGCAGCTGCTAAAGGCATCATGAACATCGTTCAAAGAATCGGGCCGTTAGGCGAAGTCGGTGGCTTTGCTTCAGGTTCGATTGCTGCATTAGGTGCAACCATCCGGGGCATGGGAGTTGAAGAAGAAATTGCTGCCACAGGTATCAAAAATTTAATGCTTGCTTTGGTTGCAGGCGAATCAGCGACCAAAGGACAGAAAGCAGCGTTTGAGGATCTAGGCCTAAACTCAAAACAAATTGCTCAAAGTATGCAAAAGGATGCTGAAGGCACGACTTTAAAAGTGTTAAAGGCTGTTTCTAAGCTAGACAAATATAAACAAGCTGCAGTTTTAAAAGATTTGTTCGGCTCTGAATCCCTCGGCTCAATTGCACCGCTTCTAACCAATATGGATGCTTTACAAAAGAATCTAGGCATGGTGAGCGATCAAACAAAATACGCAGGCTCAATGCAGGCTGAGTATGCTGCTAGATCCAAAACAACACAGAATAACTTACAGCTTTTCACCAATGGCCTAAAAGCAACAGGCATCACGATTGGTAATAACTTGCTGCCATCACTCAATGAATTATTAACTAAAGGCAGAGGCATCATTGACATGATGCAGAACTGGGCAAGTAAGCATCCTGTTTTAGTCAGCAACATATCCAAAGTGATTATAGTCATTATCGCTTTATTGGCTGCATTTAGTGCCATATCCCTTGGCATCGTCGCATTACTCGGACCGATGGCACTCATGCGTATGATGTTCGGTGTATTAGGCGTAAAGGGCTTCGGACTAATCAGAGTCATTAAACTTATTGGCTCGACGTTGGCATGGCTAGGCAAAGCATTTTTAATGCTAGGCCGTTTTATGCTTGCCAATCCATTAATACTGGCCATTACCTTACTTGCTGTAGCAGCCTATCTCATCTATCGAAATTGGGGTTCGATCAAAGCGTTCTTCAGTGATATTTGGAACAGTATCAAATCAGGTGCATCACTGCTTTGGCAAAGTCTAGTAAGATTTTTTAGTAGCGGAATTGCCAATATCAGCACAGTGATTTTGAACTGGTCGCCAATGGGCTTGTTTTACAAAGTTTTTGCCTCTGTCATGAGTTACTTTGGCATTCAATTACCGAGTACCTTCACAGGCTTTGGTCAAATGCTGATGCAAGGTTTAGCAAATGGTATCGGCAATGCAGTCGGTGCAGTCGTTGCAAAGGCAAAGGAAGTTGCAAGCAAAATTACAAATACCGTGAAAGGTGCTTTTGGTATCCACTCCCCTAGCCGTGTTTTTGCTGAATTAGGCGCATATAACATGCAAGGCTTGGCCATTGGTATTGATAAAAATTCAAGCCTGCCTGCAGCAGCTGTGAGCAACGCAAGTAAAGACATGCTCGGCTCATTTGATACCAGTGGCATTCGTTTTGATACACGACCATCCATTTCAAGCCAATCACCAAGAGCAGCTGCTGCAACTGCTACACCGATGCAACTCACCATTAATGTTTACCCATCTGCAGGGATGGACGAAAAATCACTTGCTCAAATGGTCGCTGCTGAAGTCGCAAAATTCCAACGTGCGCCAACAAGCAACCCACGTTCATACAATGATATTGATTGAGTAAATCGACATGCTTATGTGCTTAGGGCAATTCCCCTTTACAACTGATACGCTCACTTTCACTGAGATCCAACGCCAACGTTCATGGCAATACGCTGATAATGCTGTGGCAAAAGGACGTAAGAAACGCCAGTTTATAGGCTCAGGAGATGAAACGATTTCTCTCCCTGGTCTCATTTATCAGGAGCATGGTTTTGGTAATCGCTTTGCGATCGATGACTTAGCGGCTATGGCGGACACTGGCCAAGGTTTTGTTTTAGTCGATGGCAGTGGTTATTTATACGGTGTATTCACGATTGATAGCATTGACGAAACCAAGCAAATCCTTTTGTTCAATGGCGTACCTCGTAAAATTGATTTCACCATCAAACTGACTCGTGTCGATGATGATCGCATCGAACAACAAACGGAGTCATAAGCATGGTAAAAACACCCATTTGTATTTTGACTGCAGACAGCAAACCATTAAATGATCTGATTCTTCAGCGCATTATAAGCGTGACTGTGACTGACAACCGAGCCAATGAAGCAGATCAACTCGACATCGTACTCGATGACAGCGATGGCGTTTTGGAGTTACCTCGTCGTGGTGTCAAAATTAATTGTCAGCTTGGTTTTGAAGGTGAAGGCGTACACGACAAAGGCGACTTTATTGTCGATGAGACTGAATGGTCAGGCACACCCGATCGAATCACCATCAAGGCTTCCAGTGCTAATTTTAAAAGCAATATCAAAGAGGCAAAGTCAAAATCATTTCACCGTAAAAAGTTCGGCGAAATTGCTACCGAGATTGCTCAAAATCATAATTTAACTTTGGTCATGACTGATGAATTGAAGCAGATCAATCTCAATCATATCGATCAAACCAATGAGTCTGATCTTAATCTCTTGGTTCGGATCTCAAAACAAAACGGTGCTGAAATGGCTGTCAAAAAGGATCGTTTATTGATCTTTAAAGCAGGTTCAGCCAAAACCGCTTCAGGCAAGGATCTCCCTTCAGTAACGCTGACACGCAATGATGGGGATCAATTTAATTACTCTGAACAAGATAGAGAGTCGGATCACACAGGTGTATCAGCAAGTTATCAGGACACTGGCAAAGCAAAACGAGAAACGGTGACAACTGGAGCTGAAGGCAAAGTCAAAAGACTAAAAGGTACATTCGCCAACAAAGAAGAAGCCGAACGTGCATCTAAAGCAAAGATGGATGAGATCAAACGGCAAATGGCAAAGTTTAGTATTACGACTGCTTTCGGCATTCCATCTATTTCGACTGAAACACCGATCAATCTTGATGGCTTTAAACCTCAGGTGGACAAGCTAAATTGGATCGTTGGAAAAGCCACGCATCGTTATTCAACAAGTGGCTTGACCATGCATATTGAGTTAGAAGCAAATATAAAATATCTCAAAAATTGATTAATTAGCTTTAAACTCAATAGGAAGCTTCCTATCTAATGATAAGGTTGAAGCTAAAATTTTACCTATACTTAATAATAAAATTGCAGATATGACAATCAAAAAAACACTTATGTAAAAAACCGAATTATACCACCACGCATATGTGGGTATGCTCGACAAATCCAATAATCCAAAAATTATCAGCAAGGTCTTATTTACAAATAATATTGAGCCACAGGTAAAATAAGTAATTACAATTGAATAAAAAACACGCTCAACTGTTTTCTTTTTATATTTACAGACTAGCTTTACGCCCCCTGCTTGATCTTCTTCTAATTTTATTAAAACCCACGAAGTATCAAAATCAGAAATTGCACCAAAAATATTTGGACATTTATTTTGTATTGCAAAATCTAGGAACTTACTCCCAACCCAATCATTACAGGTAACTTGCCTTGCTTTCAAATCTCTTAAAGAAAACTCAATTGTTTCAACCTTGTAGTAGTTCTTTATATAGTCATCTAAAGTAGAAATTTGTGCCTCATAAAATTTTCTTTTTTTCGCCATTCTAAAAGTCTTAGAAAAAAACCAATAAAGAAGTGGTGTAAATGGTATTGTTTTAAGAATTATTTCTAACATATTAGTCATACTGTACATAAAAATAAATGAGACCTATAACTAAACAAATAAACATTACAGGCAATAAAATTTCCAAATTAGAAAAAGAATTTGTATAAGCAATTAGGTAAATGACTCCAAATGCAGAGCAAACTAAAATATCAACCCACAATAGCATTCGTTTTTGATGTTCATACCTATTCTTAATTTGGCTAAATGATTTCTTAAACTTATCAGCCATTGCTTTATGTTTACTGTTAAATAAACTTTCATGATGATCTATCTCATCTTTTATAGCTTCAAGAGTATTTTTCTGATTTCTAATAAGCATAGTCAAAACTACGGCATAGAATCCTATAGCTAAAATTACTAAAGCATTAGTTAAGCTAATTCCAAAAAGTCTATTAGAATCTTCATTTGCTATATTTCCAATTTTTAATTTATCAGCAGCCAAGATTACAGAAACAGGAACACCTATAAGTTGCGTTTGAATATCAGAAAAAACTTTATTTAGTCTAACAATGAAATCTACTTTTTCTTTTTCAACTTCTTTTTTTACATCATCATATGAAAACTTAGACATATAAATATCTAGTTCATCATTAATTGAAATATTGAGCTTGGTAAAATCTTGAATAATCTGAGATAAGGAAATTACATCACAATCTTTAAAAAAATTGATTAAAGTTTTTTTTAAAATTTGATCTTTTTCTTTGCTACTAACTCCTTGAGTTGATTCCGCAGTTGAAAATCTAGCAATGAATGATTCTAATTCTGGCAATTCAATAAGATCATTTTTACTGTATACATCTGTTATTAAAAGCTTTTTGCTACTTAAATAAACAAGGCTTTGCTTCTCTGTATCATTATTTTTGTGATCAGCTTTGTTTTCCAAAAAATTATACAGCTTTATGATATTTAGATAGTTACTAAAATAGTCACTTTCCTCATCTATATAAAATGCTTTTTTGTCTTCAATTAAATAGAAATAATCAGCAGGAATTTTTCTTCTATAACTTGAATCACTAAGTAGTTTCTCAAAATTTTTAAATATTTGATTAACCTTATAAAAGGTTATTTTTAAACCTTGAGTTTTATGATCTAATTCATCGTCAATACCTTCTGCATCTAAAAGAAGATTCGTTACCTCAGGCAAATCACTCGAATTCTGGACATTACCTGTTATACGGCTTCTATCCATAGATAAGCCGTCCAGTAACTCGCAAACACGAGCTATTTTTTGAACAAATAATTTATCCGAATTGACATTCATTACTTTTGATCCATTAGAATCTTATGTACCTTTGGCATTTAATATCTTTCTATGTAGGTCATCTGGAATTCCAGTAATCTTTAACTCCCTAGTTTCAGAATTATAGAATACGCTGTGTTCAATTTCAGCAATAGGAAAGTTTACTGATCCACCAACAATTTTTCCTGACACTCTTTCTAATTCTTTTACTTTTCCTCTATTTGGATGAAAAGTCTCATCAATTTTAAAGCGTTCATTATCCTTAATAAATCTTAAAAATTCATTCTCTAATTGTTCCTCGTCCGTAGGTGAAATTAAAGCAGTGATATCACGTAGACTAACAGGATCATTTTCTTTTAATTTATTAACGAAGTAGGTATGTAATACGTCTCTTTTACTCTCTCTAAATTCTTGTTTTAATTCATCATTTTCAAAAATCTTACTATCAACATATGCATCTAAAGCTTCTATTAACATAGATGTATTTATATTTGAAGGTGCAAATTTATCGCATCCTAAAGCTAGTCTGAAATATTTAGTAATTTCTTCATCAACACCACGTTTTTTTACAAATGAAAAGCAGCGATCTACAGAATTCTCTTCAACAACCTCATGATCATCCGATCTAGCTAACCAAGTAGCAAGATTCATACGTACAGCTTCATGGAAGTTTTTCATTGTAAAAGATGCTGTCTCAAAAAAAGTTAAATCTCCATCATCAATACCAAACCTTGTTTCCAGCTTTAACATCACAATTAATAAATAAGGAACTGAGTTATATTTATAGTTAATTAATAAAACATAACCTCCCGTTGCTTTAAATCTTTCTTTTATCTGGGCTACAATTTCATCAACCACACCTTTAGAAAAGACATAAAAATCAATATGATTCTCATCACTTTCTGTAGTTTTGTACCAATTTAAAAGTTTTTGATGAAATATATTTTTATCAGCTTCAATTATGTCAGCCCAAGTATTTGCCTCTTCAGTATAAGCTTTTAATAAATCATCAGTAAATTTCATTAGCAGAGGATCGGCAGTATTAAAGCAGCCAGGCTTATATTTTGGTTCAGCAACAAGAGAATTATTCTCTTTTTTAACGCCATGAATAACCGCATTTAAAATTTCAACAGTCATAACTACCCCTAAAATTTATTGAAATTCTTAAAATTTATAGGGGATTTATACCATCTTAACAAAACTATTTAAACCACAAAGTTAAGCAATGCGACATAACTCTCCGCATAAAAAAGCTCAATCAAATTTTGGGCTTAAGAAAATGAAATACACTATCCTCCTCCATTAGCTCTATCCGTAGGAGTTTGAGTATCCTTCTTGGGCTTAGAAGCATCTAGAACAACAGAAGTTTGATCAACTACTTTACCTAACAGTTGTGTAATATTGTTCGGCAAGTCTTTCAATTTTTGATTTAAATTCTGCTCTTGTTCATCCTTCCCGAAGTAAACATCTACTAGCTTTTCGTGTATTTCTTCTTTCTTAGCTTCTGACATATCTGCAATAAATGATTTAAGAGCAGTCAATCGTAAAAAAACACCTTCATTCTTTTTCCAATATATATAACTTTTCGATGCTAACTTTGATGTAAACGCAATTGTAGAAAAAATTAGAATTGAAAAAATAAGTCTTATTCCAAGATAAGCTAAATCAAGAGCTTTATAATCGCCTGTATGTTTAGTAGCAAAATCACTTAAACTTGAATATGAGAAATAAATTGCAAAACCTATAATTCCAAAGCTCAAAATATTAAAAAGATAATAAGAGCGCATTTCAAAGTTTGCTTTACTTTTGTAGTCATCCGTTAATTTTATTGCTGTCTCATCACTAATAAAATCCTTAAAACTCCTTGAGGTTTTTTTGATTGAATTAACTTCTTGAGTTATTAGTACTTCCGTTTCATCTAGCTCCTTAGTAAAATCTTTCAATAAAGAAATTGTATTTTCATGTATTTTACTTTGGACTCGATCTGCTCGACTTTTCAATTCTGCATCAAACTCACTAATTCTTTTATTGAGTTCTTCATTTAATTTAAAAATATTTGAATTAATATCAGTTAGTTGGCTATATATACCTTTTACTTTTTCGCTAACATCTAAATATGATTTATTTAAATCATTTAGATCATCATTTGTGACATTATATTTTGAAACCAAAGATTTTATTTTATTTTCAAATGAAATAAAATTTACTTCAATCTCATTTTTCTTTTCATTCGCATAGTTATAAAAGTCATTTTCTATCTTTAGCATACCTTCTGAAGAAGACTTATATTTAGATTTAATCTCTCTGTAAAATTTTAAAAAATCCAACCTCAATCTATTCACACTTTCAAAAGAATCCATAATCATCTTATAAAATTGAATATCATCCTCAAAATACTCTTTTTCCATATATTTTAAATCAATTGATTTTATTCTCTCATTTAAATTAAAATTATATTTTTTTATTATATCTACATCCATTCGATCCATCAAACCATGGTTTAAAATACTGTTTAAATCCGCTTTAGCATCTTTCGCCAAATATTCTTTACTTGAAATATCTTTAAAAAAATTATCAATAACATTACTTATATTATTATCAAAAAGATGAAGTTCTTTTCTTATTTTTTCCACAGCCTCTACATAAAGCTCTCGGACTCCTTTTTTATGTAATAGTTCTAGATAATCTTCTACAAATATTAAAGATTTATATACTTTCTCTCTTGAAATTTCTAACTCTTCAAACATATCCATAGTATCTATATCAGTTCACTATCATTAATTTTACACAACTTAACAAAGTTTAGCACCATGAATCAGATCAAAATGACACGATGATATGTTTCAACTTGACCCAATGCAAAGGGGCAAAACGAACTAATCTTTCTATCTATAAATAAAATAACAACTAGAAATATAAGAAAATGATCTGTGACAAAACACTTGCTTTAAAAAAAAGATATCGTTATATTTTAAAAATCACAGCAAATCTGTGAGCAGATGTGGAAGTCTGTTGTAAAATCACCAAGCGCAAATCAAAAGTCGCTTATGCGGCATTTTTTTTGTCTGAAGCATAGTCACGCTTCCATTATGGCAGCTTGACAGGGCAGCCTTGTGCTGGCCGTGTAACTTGGTGAACGGTCTTCCACCCCTGTTGAGCTGCCACCATTCTGTGGAAGGAATGGCGGTAAGTTTTGAAAACTTACACCGAGTAAACGACTATGACATCACGTTCTTATAGTGCATACACACGCACCTCAAATAATATTATTGAACACACGCCAGTCCTAGATTTACCCACACATCTCGCATTAAAAAAGAAAGCCCAAACACGCAAAAAAATCAAAGACAGCTTGGCATTCATTGCTTATCTGATCATCGCCTACATCCTGATAAATCTAGGCGGTGCAGCATGAGCAGAGTATTTATCTACACCGAACTAGGCACAGAACGAATGTGTAGTACTTGCGGTGAGTACTACCCTTTTGATGAAGAATTTTTCAATAAAAATGGATTACGCAACGGTCGCCAACAGTGGACAGCAAAATGCAAAGCTTGCTACGCCGAACAATATCGGGGGACAGCAGCATGAGCATGAAACTACTCCTTCAGCAAAACGAATATCCCTTAATTGCTTCGCCTGAACTAGCCAAAGTACTCGGGATCACAGCAGCCACGTTCCTGCAAAAGCTCTATTTCTTGATCAGTGAAAATAGAAAATTCAAAAAGAAAAAGAACCTCACCACACACAACGGACGCAAATGGTGGTTTCACACCTTTGAAGAATGGCAACAAACCCTCGGCATGTTTAGCATTTCAACCATCAAACGAGCAGTCGCCAAACTCAAAAAACTCGGACTCATTAAAATTGCCAAACTATCAGAAATCAAATCCATCAGAGTGAACTACTACACCATTGATTACAGCAAACTAAAAGAAATGTTCGGCATAAACGTAGCCCCAACCACGGCTGCCGATCCAAAACAAAAACCAACTCGACACCAGGATAAAATTGTAGGAACGCAAACACCTAACCATGCCCCTGCAACACCTGCACAATTAAAAACTTTGCCCGATAAACAAAGACAACTCTACAACCAGTTACGCACTCTCAAACTCGATATATCCCATACCGAGCCACTACTGGAAATATGGGTACACCATGCCCAAACCATAACCGCCTATGTCGCTTCCGCCCCATCCCGATTAGACATTACGAGATGGCACTGGCATACACCCGAACAAATCCTCCCAAGCCATTTATTAGATTGAGGGCACGATCATGACGATAGAAAAATTGATAATGCGTGTTCAAAATCCGCAAACACATAAACGACAGTTTTTCGTAAGTGCTAGAAAACTACATCGAATTTTAGAGAGCGATCTCTCTTATAAAACCTTTATCGAGACCTATATCCTTTGGTCACGTTTACGTGAAAATATTGATTACCATTTCAACAAAAACCACGACACCTTTAACCTGAGTATCAGTGCTGTTCAAGCCATTTTAGTCATGGAAAATACCGAACAAAGTTGGAGACTTTTCAACGAACTTTCAGACCTGATAAATAATGGATTTAACCTTTCATAAGGGGTATGACATGGATATACAAACACGATTATCATTATTAGATCAGCACTTATCATTACTCATTGAATCTACTGAAAATTGTGACTCATTAACTGGCGAATCTGTCGCTGCAACATTATTTATTATTCAAGAGCAAGTTCGACTCATTCAAAAGTCGATGAATAAAGAGTAAGAAAAAGCCCTCGAAAGAGGGCTTTTTCTTACTCTGCAGTGATCGGAATTTCAAAAGTTTCAATATGCGAATACTCTGCACAAATTAACTGTACTTTAATCACCCCATTTCCCCTTTCGTTTGGGAAAATATAAAAATTATGAAAAATCTCGTGTTTTGAATGTAATAGAGAATCAAGGCTTATATAGATAATATTATTTTTTATAGAAGATTTAACTGGATTGGTCGTTAGTTTATTAAAATTTATACCACGATGACCTAAAATTGAAGTGTGATCATGTATAGTGTATTTAGAATTCTCAGATCTCTGTTCAGGAGTTTCAATTTTTATTAAATTTTTCAATATATTTTTTTCAAAGTATTCAATATTGTACTCATCATCATTTTCATTAATAACTGTAATAAAATCCGGAATTTTTATTTCTACATTTACATTTGACGCAAGTAATGTGCCTTGATTCTCAATTTTAATGTCTAAATTAAGACGCCCTTTAAGCTGTTCTAATAATTGTAAACTTAAATTGTGACGTTGAATTTGTGTTTCTGTAATTGCGTCAATCTCTGCATTATAAGCGTCATAAAATTCTTCAGGAGACTTCCCACCCAAAAAATTAGCTACAGCATTGAAACGACGTAACTCATCACTCAATTTAGTATTTTGTCTTTTAAGTGGATGTCTAAATTTTTTATTTTCGGAGAGTATCGGAAAATTAATACTGATCAGTTCATCAGATGCTTCACCAACATTACATATGCCATTAACGGAAATCTTAAGTTGTGGTTTTCGAGTAGATGAATTTTTCTTGAGTAGCTCATTCTCCTCACGTAGCTTGCGATTTTCTTCACTTAGTTTAGCGATCTCTTCAGCGATATGTTCAGATTTAGTATCACCACGTACCCATCCCACCCCCTTATGTCTAGCAAATGATTTCGGTAATGCTACTGCGATTTGACGTTCTAAGTCACTTACGTCAGTCCAAAATGCGCACATTTTTCCCTTTGATGCTTTTGCAATGAATTTGTCTAGTTTTTCTAGGGATTTTAGATTACTTTCACGATCATCATTAGTTACAGGAACATTTCTATGACGAATGAATGATAATATTGGAATCCCTTTGGTCTTTGCGTAATTAAATTCTTTTTCTGTATAACTTATACCCTTACTGGTCAGGCTTCCATATCGGTGTCCTATGATTAATACATAATAATCACTGACATCTATCGCATCAGTAATGATCTTCCATTGATCATCATCATCAGCGCTAAACATTTCCATACCTACAGGTAAGTGATAGAGATCTAAAATAACTTTTGTAGCTTTCTCTCTAGCTTCAATCAAATCGGTATATGTAGAACTTATAAAAACCTGATATTTTTTATCTTGACTCATAATCACTTTTTAAATAAATAAATTATTTTACATTTATAGCATCTTAACAATGTTAGATAAACATATATTTATTAAAGACTTCTCTATTTTAATCACAATCAGTAACCACGTATTTCATGATATAAATGTAAATATATATCGCCATTTAGGCTTCTTAAAAAATGGAAAATATATCCGAAGAAAAAATCCAAAAACTCCTTGAGAAGAAGTTTTCGGATATCGAATTTGAACTTAAAAACGATGTAAATCCTGACATACTTACGGGTGAAGTTATTGGTTATTTAGAAGCATTTCTTTCAATGTCCCTAATATCAACAACCGAGTTCGGTAAGTACCATAGACAGTACATAAAATTAAAAAATAATATCTTAAAAAACTAATCTTTTTTGACTGCAAAACTCTCAGCAAAATTCCTTACCAAAGTCAGCAATGTTTGATGCTGTGCAGGGTCAACCTGATCCCAAAGTTTTAATAGCTCTTTGGCATCATCTGAAAGTAGATCAGGACGAGTACGCTCTCCGGTGAGCAAGAACCAAACATCTACACCGTTTGAATGTAAAGCCTCTAAATCATCTTGCCCCATGACACGCTCACCTTTTTCGTAGCGAAACACTGCCATCTTCTGTTTGTTCATTAAGGATGCAAATTCACTTTGCGATAAATCAAGTCTTGATCGCTCAATACGAATACGATCACCCTTTTGATTGGTATTTTCATATACCATTTGAGATATACCTATTATTTAAATATCCCAAATGGGATATTATCTGTTTAAACATATACCATCTTAACAAAGTTCTATCTTCACTACAGTCTAAAACTGTCATTAAAAAGGAAACCTGCAATGGCTACTCAAGAGTCACAAAAAGAAGTACAGATCAGCTTTCGTACCACACCAGAAAATCGTCGCTTAGCTCGTATAGAAGCAGCCAAATGCAACATGTCACTCAATGAGTGGATCAAATCTCTAGTCGAAGCAAAACTACCAAGCTCTACTCACTAAACTCTAAAACAATCATAAGAGACCACATTTCGGCTTCTCACAGATTCCGAAGCCAAACCCGTAAACGTTTAGTAAATAAATGAAACTGACTGTAAAGAGATAAGAAAACAACCAGTGAATGTCGTCGGGAGCAACAGATCACTTGGTCGATTCACTAGGGGTAACAATGAGTAAATCTATAGGATTCTACTGTCCGCATTGCGAGCGCAGGATGCATGTGACCAGTCGTAAAAGACCTTCTCCACTGCTCCATAACATAATCGTCAGCTGCCAAAATCCCGACTGTCTTGCAAGCTTTGCTGCCGATCTTGAAATCACTCGAACTATCCATAACAGCTTGACCCCAAAACCCGATCTCTCACTGACCAAACAAAAGTGGGAAGTCGAATTAGAAATGCAGCTCTTTGCTTTAGAACTGCAGACAGAAATAGACCAATTCCAAAAGTGTTATGTCGAAGGAGTAATTAACGCATTGTTTTGGGCGAACAAATTTGATCTAGCGACCGCACAAAGCTATCGCAATCGTCTCCTACAAATGAAATTGATCTAGGAAAAACATGGACATTTTGCAACGTCGAATAGACGAAAGACTCAACCAAATTTTCAAGTTCAAACGCAAAGGTGACTGGTATCGCAGTGGCGTATGCCCAAAGTGCAATCAAAAAGAAGTCTATACCCATGCCATAACACCGAAGGTCGTGAAGTGCGGTCGGATCAACAAATGTAGCTATGAAGAACACATCAAAGATATTTGCGAAGACCTATTCAAAGACTGGTCAGAAGACTTCCCAAAAACAGCAACAAATCCAAATGCCTCAGCCGACGCATATATGCAACATGCGAGAGGCTTTGACATAGCGCCACTAAAAGGCCGTTATACCCAAGAACTCTATCGAGACTATAGAAATCAAAGCCTCGTCACAGCAACGGTACGTTTTGAGCTTGCGCCGAAAGTGTATTGGGAGCGTTTTATAGATCGTCCTGAACGATTTGGAAGAATGAAAGCCAATTTCATAGGCGAATGGAAAGGCTTGGCTTGGACTATTCATGAACTCGATGAACTATGCAATGCAGGCAGTATTTGGCTCACAGAAGGTATTTTCAACAGCATTGCTTTGACTCAGTTTGAATTGCTTAGCATCAGTACCATGAACAGTGGCAACTATCCAAATAGCCTACTTCAGCAAATTGCCAATCGATGCAAAGAACTTGAGAAAGACCGCCCTCGCCTCGTTTGGGCACTAGACAATGATAAGGCTGGGAAAAAATACTTAACAAAGCATATCGAACAAGCGACTGAGGATGGTTGGCTTTCGACAGCTGCTCTGCCACCAGTGGGCAAAGACTGGAACGATTTATTCCAAAACGGTCAGCTCACCAAAAAAGATCAGGATAAATACATCCACTGGGGCAAACTACAAATCGCTAAATCTGCAGAAGAAGCAGGTATGCTGATATACAACTTTTATAACAACAGCCTCGCAAAGTTTTTCTTTAACCATGCATACCGCACCTACTGGTGGGAACTTGATTTCAAAAAATTCAATGCAGTCATGGAAGCCACCGAGCAGGCACAAGGTTCAATTCTTTCAGATGAAGAAAAACGCTTACAAGCCCTTAAAAACAGTTCTTCAGTCGTCGAGATCTGCAACGCTCAGCTAGATCCGCTGTACTTCCAACGCAATGAAATCACTGACGAAAGTTGGTATTACTTCCATATCCAATCACCGTGGGGAGAAGTTAAAGCGACGTTTACCCCTGAACACATATCCTCACGCAGCAAGTTTAAACCCCGTGTCATGGGTGTTTTATCAGGTGCGATGTGGACTGGAACAGATCAGCAGCTTGAAACATTTATCAAGCGAAAAACTGAACGCCTACGTGAAGTTAAAACTATTGATTTTATTGGCTACAGCAAAGAACACGATGTTTATATCTTTGACCAATATGCTGTGCATAAAGGGCAAGTTATCCCCAAGAACGAACATGATTTTTTCAAGACCAACAAAAAAGAAATCAAAACTTTAGCATCCACCCCTGTGATTCATTTAAACCCTAAAAAAGAGTTTAAGCCGACATGGTGGCGTGATTACTACACCTTAAATGGTGAAGTTGGTTTGATTTTACTAGCTTGGTGGACAGGCTCATATTTTGCAGAACAGATCAGAGCAATGCATGCATCCTATCCATTCTTTGAACTGGTTGGACAAGCAGGCTCAGGGAAATCAACACTCATCGAAATGCTTTGGAAGTTTAGCGGTCGTGAATCATACGAAGGCTTTGATCCAAACAAATCTACCAGTGTGGCGATTTATCGTAACTTTGCCCAAACCTCAAATATGCCAATCGTACTCATCGAGGGCGACCGTAACGATCAGCAAGCATCTCAAAAGGCAAAGTTTTCATGGGATGAATTAAAAGATGCTTTTAACGGTCGAGCGATCCGTTCCAAGGGTTTAAAGACTGCAGGGAACGAAACCTACGAACCACCGTTTAGAGCTGCTGTCATGATCAGCCAAAACACCCCAATCCAAGCGTCAGAAGCGATTCTTTCACGAACGTTACATATATCAGTCGACACCAAAGGCCATAGCCTAGAAAAGAAAAATATTGCGACTCGATTGACGCAAATGCATTTAGAAGATGCATGCACCTACATGACATATTGCTTGAAACACGAAAAGCAAATTTTAGAAACCTATAACAACAACCTAAAACAGATCGAAGCAGATTTTCATGCCAAAGGCATCACCCACGTCCGTATAGCACTTTGTCATGCACAAATATCAGCCATGATTGATGCGCTCGCAGAGCATGTTTTTCAAAAAGAGATCAGTGCAACCGAGATCCAAAATTCTAAAACTATGCTTGAAAACATGGCACGTCGACGTGTTGATGAAATCGGCTTGGATCACATTTTTGTACAACAGTTTTGGGATGCTTTTGAATATCTCAACAGCATCAGAACCTCTCATTTTCATCTCAATCATTACGAACCAACGGATGCAAACATAGCCATCAACTTAAACGAAATCTACAAGGTTGCAGCACGTAATTTCCAAGCACTACCCGATGTAAATGAGATGCGAACACTGCTGCGGACTAGCAAACGCTACAAATTTGTTGAAGCAAATAAACCCGTCAGATCCTCTAAATACCCTGCAGACGAAGTGAAAAAAGTCACTGACTACACTGAGGACAATCCCCTTCAATCAGAACGCATCGTCAAATGTTGGATCTTCACCAACCCACACCAAGTAAAACAACCAGGAACAAAAAAATGATGAATATGACCCATGCAACAATAATTATTAGTAGCTCATCATTTTGCGGAGCTATCTATTTTTTATCTGAATCAATGAAATGATAAGGTTAAAAAAATGAAATCCATAATATTTATTTTTAAAGAATATAATTTTAATTTGAGCAACCAAATACAAGTCTCAGCATCAGATTTTGTTTATTTAGGGGAAAAAGATGCCTAAATACATAGTCACGATCGAAGCTGATTCAGCACCACAATTGGTACTTGGACAAGTAGTTTTTGGTGGAATCGTTACTGCATTAACTCTTGAGAAGAAAAAACTAATCACGGTTGCAGAATTAGTCGCTAAATACAGTTTATCAGATGAAACTATTCGAAAAAAATGTGCAGCAATCAATAAAGGCAGTAATGGAAAACACCTTTATGATCCCGATGATGCAGATGCGATCTTGAAAAACAGCAAAACCAGACGTGGACCCAAAAGAAAGAACTAAAAAATGCCCGCTTTATGCGGGCTTAAATTTAACGGTTAAATGCTTCTATTAAATCTTCAGCGTTTGGATTGTAGTAAGTATTTACTAAAACATCTATTTTCTTGTGCCCTGTTATCTTCGCCAAGGTCTCAACTTTTAGCTTTCTAACCCGAACCATCCTTGTGATCGCTTCATGTCTTGTATCATGAAAGTGAAGATCATTTAGACCAATAGCCTTTTTCTCTTTTCCCACATTAACCGAAATGCATTTTCCGATTGCGGAATGATTTTGCGACCATCATGTTGGATTAGCTCCAATAAAGCTTTAGCTTCCTCAGATAAAGGTACGTTTCTCGCATCACCATTTTTAGATTTAGGAATATGAACATGGCCATCAAAGATTTCATTTTTTTTAATGGCCAAAATCTCACCTCGACGCATCGCTGTTTCTATAGCAAACAAGAAACCCCAAGCGACATAATGCTGAGACAAAACAGGTTTCCTGCCATGCTCATAATCTAGAACTTTTAAAATTAGTTCGATTTCAGAAGGATGGATTCGTCGATCACGCGATTTAGGCTTTTTAGGTTTGGTTATTTGCATCCAAGGATTTTCTTTCAACAAGAATAGCTCTTTCTGAGCATAGGTAAACATAGCACTATAATGCGAGATCTCTTTGAGTACTGTGTTTTCACCTACTTCAGTTAAACGCTTATTTCGCCATATTGTTAAATCTTTTGGGGTAATGTCATAAATAGATTTCTGAGCCAATGCAGAGAATTTCATCTCAAAGTTATTGTATTGTCCTTTGATCCAGTCTCGAGAAGATTTAGAAGGATTTCGCTGACCTACTTCTTGATAGTATTTGGTATTGAGATCTCTAAATAAAAACTTTGGTTTTAACTCACCATTTTCAATTTTAGTTTGTGCTTTTAGTTCTAGCAGTTTTGATGCTGCCCACTGCTCACACTCTTTTTCAGTGTCACGAGTACAGTAATATCTTTTTTTATCGTATGAAATAGAGATTGAATAAGCATCACCTCTTTTTCTTGCTTTAGGAAGCTTCAT